TGAGACAGGAGATGGCACTATACAAGTAGCTGAAAGAGAACCTTTACATGGATTTAGAAGATTGACTAGATAATGGCTTTAGATTTAAAGATTAAAACTAACGCACAACAAATATCCAAAAGATACAGCAGATTACAAAGTAAGTTTCCAAGAATAATTGATAAAGGATTATTACAAGCTGGTTTTCATTTGCTTGACATCATAAGAACAAAAACAGCTAAAGGTATTGATTTCAGAAATGTACCATTTGCACAATATTCAGAGTCTTATAGAAAACAATTACAGAGAGAGGGTAAGCCACTTAAAGTTGATTTGTTTTATTCAGGAAGAATGTTAGGTGCTTTAACTCCATCAAGTAGAACTATTAAAAAGACAGGAGTAAATAAAATATCTGTTGGTTTTTCTAATGCACAAATGAGACAAAGAGCATTATTTAATCAAGTATTAAATACACCAAAAAGAGAATTTTTTGGCTTTAATGATAGAACAGAAAAGATTATAAGTAAGCAATTCAACAGATTTATAGAAAAAGAATTACAAAAGTTTAAATTATGAGTGTACGAGAAAATATTGCATCCAATTTACTATCAACTATCTCAGGTATTAGTAGCCCAATAACAATAAAAAAAGCTACTAGACAACCTTTTCAATTAGACGAATTATCAGACAAACAATATCCAGCAGTAATAGTTCAAACATCTGAAGAAACTAGAGAAGATGCTGAGATGGGAAGTGGTGCAAAAACTAGAATAGGAACTATTGATTTTGTAATATTAGGCTTTGTAAAAGGTGCTGAAGCTAATATAGATACTAAAAGAAACGAACTAATCACAGCTATTGAAACAGAGTTAGAATCTGATATTACAAGAAGTGGCAACGCACTTGATACAGAAGTGACAAGTGTAGAAACAGATGAGGGTACATTGTTTCCTATTGGTGGTATTAGAATGGTTGTTAGATGTACTTATGAGTTCCAAGCTGGAACACCATAAACAAGGAGAATAGATGGCAAATAGAGATAAAATTATTGATAAGATAGAAAAGAAAATAGACAGCATTGAAAAATTACATGACAAAGAATCAATGATGTGTGAAGAAGTTAAAGACTTACTTGCTGATTTGAGAGACCAAGAAGAAGATGAGAAATGGGAAGATGACTCAGAAGAAGATTTTGACGAAGATAATGATGATGAAGATATTGACGATGAAGAAGAAAACTAATATAAACAAATTAATTATAGGAGAATAAAATGGCAGTACATCATGGTAAAGAGGGCGAAGTAGTAGTAGGTGGTTCAGCAGTTGGCGAACTTACATCTTTCACTCTTGAAACAACAGGAGATGTTGTTGAATCTACACAAATGTCAGATGGTGCAAAAACTTTTATAGCTGGAAGAACATCTTTTTCAGGAACTTTAGAAATGCACTTTGACGAAGCAGATAGTGTTCAAACTCAATTAACTGCTGGGTCAAGTGTCACTTTTAAATTATTACCTGAGGGTAGTTCAACAGGAGACAGAAAGTTTGAGGGTGCTGGTATCATAACAGGTATGTCAGTATCACAACCACTTGATGGAGTTGTTGCTAGAAATGTGACTTTTCAAGGAACAGGTGCTTTAACAATAGGAACTGAATCATAATAATTTATGTCAGTTATAGATAGAGTTAAATCTCATTTTGAGACTTTACAAACTATTACTATTGAAGTTCCTGAATGGAAAGACGAAGCTGGTAATCCATCAATATTTTATTCTGAGCCTTTAACACTTGAAGAAAAAAACATAATCTTTAAAAAATCAAATAATTTTCAAGATTTAACTGTTCTTGTAGATTTGTTAATTATGAAGCTACAAGTTAAAGATGAAAAAGGTAATCTTAAAAAAGCTTTTAAATTAGAAGATAAATTTGAATTAAGAAGAAATGCTGATTCAAATGTTATTGCAACAATATCTAATAAAATACTTTTAGATACCTCATTTGAGGAAGCCGAAAAAAAGTAAATAGCGACCCTGAGATAAGGTCGCTTTTAGCAGTAGCAGACAGACTTCACATAACAGTACAAGAGGTTTTAGATATGCCTGTAAGCCATTATAATCTTTGGTTAGCTTACTTGAAAAAAGAACAAGATGAGTATAAAACTCAACAAAGGCTATCTAAAATAAGGAACTAAAATAATGGCAAATCAAAGATTACTCATTGACATAATTGCAAATGATAAAACTAAACAAGCCTTAGGTGGTTTGCAAAAAGGTCTTGCTAGAGTAAAACAATCAGTATTTAATTTAAGAAACGCATTTATAGGTCTTGGTGCTGGAGTAGTTATTAAAGGTTTCGTAGATGCTGGAATACAAATAGAAAACCTTGAAGTACAATTAAACGCATTATTTGGCTCTGCTAGAGAGGGAAAAAAAGCATTAAAAGAAGTCACAGACTTTGCATCAGGTACACCATTTGAACTTAAAAATATTCAACAAGGTATTACAGCATTAGCAACTATTAGAAAACAAGCAGAAGCTAATGGTGTTTCATTTGATGAACTTTTAAAAATTACAGGTAATACAGCAACAGTATTAGGTGGAGACTTTGCATTAGCATCTTTACAAATCCAAAGATCATTTAGTGCTGGTATATCTAGTGCTGAACTCTTTAGAGAAAGAGGTGTTAAAGCTATGGCTGGATTCAAAGAGGGAGTTAGCATAAATGCAAATGAATCAATTAAAGGATTAGCAAAAGCATTTGGTACAGGTGGAGAGTTTGGAAATCTAATTGATGATTTAAGTAAAACTTTATTTGGTACAATATCAAACTTAAAAGATGCTTTCTTTATTTTTCAAGTAGAAGTTTCTAAAGGTTTTTTTGAAGCATTAAAAAGTAATTTAGGAGATTTAAAAAAAACAGTAGAAGAAAATAGAAAAGAAATTGCAGAGTTTGGACAGATGATAGGAACAGGTTTAAGTTCAGTAATCAATGCCACAGCAAATACTTTAAAATTTTTTAAAGACAACATAGCAATAATAACAGAAGCATTTAGAATATTTATTGCATTAAAAGTAGTAGCATTTTTTCATAACTTAGCAGTTGCGATTGGAGTCGCAAACGCATCAATGATCGGTTTTAACGCAACAGTTAGAAAAAATTTATTGATTGGTGGTGCTGTAATAGTTTTATCTAATTTAGATAGGATAGTTAGCAAACTGAAAGAAGTTGCAAGAATGATGGGTATTATAGACCCAAAAGCTTTAGAAATACCTGATAGAAATAGAGGTATTATAGAATTTACTGTTAAAGCTGGTAAGATAGAAACTTTATCAGAAGCAATCAAAAGAAATTTCTTTGATGTATTTACATCATTTAGAGATGCAAACAAAACAGCATTAGGAGAAATGCAAGTTAAATTAACATCTATTGGAACAACAATAGGTCAAGGATTAAATAAAGGTATAAAATCTTTTTCAGATGCTTTAGCACAATCTGTCGTTTTAGGAAAAAATTTACAAGAAACATTACAAAATTTAGCACAGACAATTATGGTTAAATTATTATCATTTGCTATTGAATTAATTTTAAGAAAACAAGTTGAGTTATTTATTGAAAAACAAATAACAGCAGAAAAAATAAAACAAGCTACAATAGGAACTGCAAATGCTTTATCAGGATTAGGCTCACTCAAAGGATTCTTTGGTATGGCAAATGGTGGAGCAGTAAGAAAAGGACAGCCTGTTGTTGTTGGAGAAAGAGGTGCTGAAATGTTTGTTCCAAATAGTACAGGTCAAATAACACAATCAGCTAGAGGCACTTCAAGTGGAGCAGTAAATGTAAATTTTACAATCAACACAATAGATTCAAGAGGATTTAGTGATGCTTTACAAGAGAACAGAGGTACTATAACAGGAATAATAAACAATGCTTTAGCAGAAAAAGGAAGAAGTGAGTTAGTATAATGAGTGGTGCATTTCCAATATCAACATCTAAATTTGAAACACTTGGTATCAAGTCAATTCAAAATACACTTATATCAAAATCTATATCAGGTAAAAAACTTGCAAGACAAGTAGATAATCAAAGATTTGGTTTTACAGCTAGAATTATTACAGCAAAAAGGTCAGATGTTTATGGAGAACTAATGGCTTTCATAATTAAACAAAGGTCAGGAAAAGAAAATTTTACAATAATCCCACCTGAAATAGAAGATGCTAGAGGTAATG